GAAGTCGTCCGTGCAGAGATGACAGAAATAAGTGAACTCCAAGATGATGTATATCGTAATGTGTTTAACTTTCCTAAAATGAGTTCGGAAGAGAAACTATTTCATGTCAGTCTTTTAGAAAGATTGATTGAAAAACAAAAGGTTCTCTATACTCGTTTGAGTTTATCAGACGATCCCGATGCTAAAAAGATGAAGCAGAATATTGTAGATTCTGCTACGATGATGGGTCTTCCATCTGGCACTGATATGAACACGGTTTTTAATAACATGTCAAAGATGCTTGATGTCATGAAAAAACAGATTGACAAAGACGGCACTGACCTGTAGAATAACGAAGTTCACACAAGCCAAATCCAATTAATCCAACAAATCCTATGTCTTTCGCAAATCTTAAAAAGCAATCCTCTCTTGGTTCCCTGACCTCCAAACTGGTCAAAGAAGTTGAGAAGATGAACAATACTGGTGGCGGTGGAGATGACCGCCTGTGGAAACCAGAGATGGATAAGACAGGTAATGGATATGCAGTTATCCGTTTCCTCCCTGCCCCTGAAGGAGAAGAACTCCCCTGGGCAAAGATGTACTCCCATGCCTTCCAAGGTCCTGGTGGTTGGTACATTGAGAACTCCCTGACCACTCTTGGTCAGAAAGACCCTGTGTCTGAGCACAACCGTGAACTGTGGAACAGTGGTCTTGATTCTGATAAGGACACCGTTCGTAAGCAGAAGCGTAAACTGTCCTACTATGCCAACATCTATGTTGTCAAGGATGCTGCTAATCCTCAGAACGAAGGTCGTGTCTTCCTGTACAAGTTTGGTAAGAAGATCTTCGACAAGATCATGGAAGCAATGCAACCTGAGTATGAAGATGAAACTGCCATCAATCCTTTTGACTTCTGGCAAGGTGCTAACTTCAAACTGAAACTGAAAAAGGTTGCAGGTTACTGGAACTATGATTCTTCTGAGTTCGCATCACCTTCTCCTCTGCTGGACGATGACGATGCACTGGAAGCAGTGTGGAAGAAGCAGTATTCACTGACTGCTCTGACTGCTGCCGACCAGTTCAAGTCCTACGAGGATCTGGACAAGCGTCTGAAGATGGTTCTTGGTGCCAAAGCACCTGCTCGTCGTTTTGATGAAGAACTGGAAGACGAGAGTGAAGGTCGTGGATCTTTCACTCCTAACTTTGAGTCAAGCAAGCCTCCTGCTGCTGACTTCAATGCACCAGACATCACTCCAACTAAGTCTGCCGACTCTGATGAAGATGATGCTCTGTCCTACTTCCAAAAACTTGCTGAAGAATGAAGCGTAAAAAGTTTCGATAGTCATATGAGAGGGTCTGCTTGACCCTCTTGGTGGCAGCAACTTATTACATGCTTATCTTTAAATAAAAAGTCTAATATTATCTGCAGTCTTTAAGGTTTCACTCTTATATTGAGTGGAACCTTTTTTGTATTCCATCATTTCTTCCAAGTCATCTTTAACTACATTAAGGAATCTTGGTTTCAATAAGAAAATATTTCTTCTATCGTCTTGTAATCTTTGTTCGTACATATAGTTTGTTACTTCTTGTACTGGAGAATTTACTGTCGTCATTCCTTCTACTTCATCATCATAAAATGATATTGAATAATTTGAATCAACTTCCAATCCAGCAGGGAGAATTATTACGCCATTTGTATTTTTAACTTCTGTCGTTTCATAGTGATGAGTTGCATTAATATTTTCATAAGTTCCATATTTTTCCAGTAAATAACTTTCAAAAGTTACTTGAGTCATAGGCCATTCATCGTATACATTAATAATATTATTGCATGTCAAGACTAACCAATCTAAGTTAGCATCTCCATAGACTTCAAATGCAACATTATCTGGTCTATCATCACCTTCGACTTTATACTTTGTGAAAACAGATGCATTCTCAAAAATATCTTCTCTGAGTTTTCCTCTCATGAAAAGATTTTTTACAGGAATATAGTCAGATATCCTAGAATCAGGAAGTCTACTGACATATTCAAAATCTGGTAATTGACTGAAGTAATTTGACATTTTAGAAACCTATCTGCTCGTCTGGTGTTGTACCAGTAGTTCCAATTGTATAATCATCATTAAAGACTGGTTCAAGTTCGCTAAATCCCATTGTGATTTCATAGGATACCATTGTACCGTCTTGATATGTTGCATAGTTTCCTGTTGGAGTATAATTTACTCCAAAGGACTGAAGGGCACATTCTTTAAATTGATTCAGTTTGAAATGTAAACCATTCTGGTCATCACCTCTATGTAGGTAACGAAGTTGAAAAGTATGTGGAGTTTTTAAGAATAGATTTGATTTACTTCTTATTGGTGCCATACCTTGTTTGAAGAATCTAATAATACCTACTACAATCTTTGCTTCTTCTTCATCTCTAGGAGACAAAGTAAATTTAAACGAGAATGGTCTCAGGGCAGGTCCTTTGAATAATAACTCCATGTTAGGGTTCAACACCATCCCCGTAGATCTTGCCAATAACTGCTGACCTTCGACACCTGCTGCCGCAGCGGCAAAAGCATTTGCAGTACCACCTGCTACATCTCTGGCATTATTTCTAATAAAATTTATGTAGTCTTTACCAGTTGCGGCAAATGCTTTCATTTCGTTTTCTCCTTCCATCGCAGCAGTCATAGGAGCTAATGCTAGATCTGCCTTAGCAATATCAAGAGCAGTCATTGACTGCGATCCCCATTCAGCAGAATTTTGGTCGGAGATTCCAGATGGAATGGGGAGAGTTACTGAACCAATTGATCTACTACGAAAATCTTGTCTACCTGCATTAGTAAATCCAATCTGACTTCCGCCAGATAAAAATGATTGTGGTATATATTCCATTATGTCAAATCGGATAACATCTTGTTTTGATTTTCCGAGACCTATTGGATAAACTAATGTTGAAAATTGTGTTCTAGTATTAGCAGCAGAAGCACTACCTTGGTTTGTAAGAGAACCTAGAGCTGCTGGTTTAGACTGAGTAGTGCTATTGTTATTAGGTGCATTATTACCAGAACCACCACCTAATATCGCTTGATTTTTTATACCGGCAGCTGTAAGTTGTCCAGCATTTGCTGCTGTCTGATTTGCCTGAACTTTTTTATTAGCATCTGCAGTTGTAGTTTTTATTCCTTGACTTAATTGTGATTGTGGTTGTTGTAGTGCTAGCTTCTCTTCCGTCGTTGCGCTCGATCCTGTAGTTGTATCTGTTACATTTCCGTTTTTATCTATAGTTGTCGTTTGTATTAATACTCTATTATTTCCTTGAGCATCACTTCTAAAAGTTTCTCTCTTTAGACTTCCATCTCCAAGTTGTGTCACCTCAGAAACATAGTAATTAGTTTCTTTATTACGGACACTCGTTCCAGTTGTTACTTGTACTGGTGTACTTACAGCAGATGCCATTAGATATGGTTCTTTTTACTTATTTAGTACGAATTTTCCATATTGCAATGAAAGCAAGTCATCAAGTTCATCTGGACGTACAATATAGACTTGAGTTCCTAATTCTTGCCAAGTATATTGTCTATAATCTCTGTGATGAAAGTTGATTCCACTAAATCCCCAGTTGTATAAGTTAGTCACTGCGACTAATGGATGTTGATCATAACTTATATTAGGAGTCTTCGCATAATATTTGAAGGTACAAATGTTTCCCTCCTCAGGTATTGGGGTTACAGTATCATTCAGAGCATACATTATCAATTCCATTCTATCATCAACATCAAACTCAGATTGAATCTCGCCAATAATAGGTTCTATGCGGTTCATTTGATACCTAGTTCGTCTTCTGTGATGATCTTAAATTCAATTCTTCTATCTTCACAAAATTCAACTGCTGCTTTCCACTTTGCTTTATTTACTTCCCAAGTTTTACATTCATAAATGTAAGACTTTGTAACTCTTTGTTTCTTTTTTGGTGGTTTTGTTTGTTTCTTTGGTTTCACTTCAATGACATAAGTTTTTATTTCGCCAGTGCTCTCTCTTACTCTTATAATGAAGTCTGGGTAGTATTTGTGAACTCTACGATCAAGAGGAGAGACATAAGGTATATGAAATTCTTCGCTACCCCACTGAAGAATATTCTCATTTAGATCACACCAACGACAAAATTTACGTTCCCAACTGCTTCTACAGATAATATTGTTGGGATCACCCTTATATTTCTTAGGAAATGACGGTCTGTATTTACTCTTGATACTTTCTGCCATACATAATATATAAGGTAAAAACTATTTATAAATGCCTAGTAACAGAACGATTGCACAAATTAAATCGGGATTATTACGACCAGCATTGACATCTCACTTTGAGGTACAGATTCCTATAGGATCTGGTAATCTTAATACTTTGTTAAAAGGTATTATTCCAGACACTGTAGCTCAAGATGTATTGAATATATCATGTTCTGATGCATCTCTTCCTGGTTCTTCTATTGCAACTTTTGAACTTCAGAATGATTTTACTGGTGTAACCGAAAGGTATGCTCACAGAAGAATGTATGATGATAGGATAGATTTTACATTCTATGTGGATGCGGAGAAGTATACTCCCATTAGATTTTTTGAAAGGTGGATGAGATACGTAACGGGTGAGTCTGGACCTAGGACTGATGATTCAACAATAGAATTAAATAATGTCAATTATCATTATAGAATGAATTTTCCGAAAGAATATAGATGTGAGAGAGGACTTAAGATAATAAAATTTGAAAGGGACTATAAAACAACACTCCCACAACACGGATATTCTTCTTTAGAGTATGAATTCATAGGTGTATATCCGATTTCTGTGTCATCAATGCCAGTGAGCTATGACTCATCCAGTCTCTTGAAGTGTAGCGTCTCCATGACATATTTGAGATATGTTATTACAGAAGTTACTCAAGAAAGACAACAGCCATCGTTAAGTACTTCTCCCCAAAAACCAAACGTAGAACCCAAAACGGACGTACCACAACCCATAAAGAAAGCATCTAAAGTTAATGATTCTTTTGGAGGTACTTATGGTCCAGGTTCTCAGTTTGTTGAAAGAGACACTGCGACTGGAGCACGATTAGATGGTGGATCAGATCCAC